GCTGCAACTAATCAACAAGGGCCGAACCAAGAATGGAACAACCTACACAACACCCGGCACGAGGATGTCGGGTGACATGAACACTGGACTCGGAAATTCAATACTCATGGCCGGCATGCTTGAGACCTATCTTCAGGACTCGGGTGTGAAGGGGGCCGTGTATGTGGATGGAGATGATTCGGTGATCGTGGTCGATCGGACAGATGTGTGGAGGTTGTTGCCTGTGAAGGAGTACTTTCTGTCGTTTGGAATGGAAATGAAGTTCGAAGCAACGAGCGAGCTCTCGCAGGTTGACTTCTGTCAGTGCCGGCCCCTTTGGGTTGATGGTGATCTGATCATGTCTCGTGACCCCGCCCGGGTGCTCGTGAGACCTCTTTGGACCACCAGAACCATGGGGCCTAGGCTGGCAGGGCGATACCTGAGGGGGTTGGGCCTGGGTGAGATTGCTGTTGGCTGGGGGCAACCCCTGGCAGCGGCTTTGGGCAAACAACTGTACGCTCTGGGTGATGGCAAACCCTGGAGTTACGAATACCACCCAGGCATGAAGGCGCGCGAGTATGGACGAGTAGACTCGCCAGCGCCCAGCTTCGAAACTAGGATGTCATTCTTTGAGACATGGGGGATATCACCGGAAGAACAGGTGGCCATCGAGAGGTCTATCTCTCAGATGTGTAGGGTGCCCACCAGCGGAACAGACCTCATCTGCTCCGAATCTTTGGGCCCCTGCTATGCAAGCCGGTGATTGGATTGTGAATCCAAGATGGTGAGAAAAGGAAAGAAGGCGCCCCATTCATTCGGGCGCCCAAGTGAAATAAAGAACGGACAGAACGGGTCCTACAGGCCCAATAATGGAGGACGTAGACGCAAGTCGAAATCTTCTAAGCGTGGTAAGATGCGTAGACCGCTTACAATGTCAGACCCCGGAAGAGCCTTCCTTAAGTGCGCGTTCGCCCCCCCCGACTTCAACGTCGATCCGGGAAAGGGCATCCCCGATTCGTACAATGGGAAGACTCTTGCGAGGAAAGACGTTCTTACGCAGTCTCTCAATGGCACTGCTGCTCGTGATGATTATTACATCATCGCTCCAACTCCGGGCATTGCTTACTGGTACGCCCAAACAGCTACTGGTGTCGCTCCAACTAGCGCCACAGTTTGGTCACCTCAACCGTTCCCAGGAGCCTTCGGCACTGCGAGCCTTTTCGGTGATCAAGCTTCAGGAGCTGCCGATCGAGCTACTAATGTTGACGCCTTCAGATACGCAAGTCTCTGTGCAGGATTATATCCAACGTCAAACTTAATGACCTTCGGTGGCAGCGTCCAGGTGTGGAAGGGGCCAATTAAGCAATCCCTGGAGAATGTAGCGTTAACCTTTGCAACAACCCCGGTCGTATCTCTCAGTACGACCGAGGTGGTTGTGACGGGGATGGAAATCGCTAACTCTGTTCCTACGGAGAACTATTCGCACTCGTTTATTGATGGGTTTTATACCGTCTCCGGCAACAATCAGCCGGATTTCCCCTTCAACAACATAATGGAGGGGTACAACAAGCTACCGGCCCAGGCAACTGGCACCAGTATGTTTGGAGTGCTGAATGGTCCCTTCTTAGGGATGGGGGATACCGACTCAATAGTCGTCAAGATCGCCAATGGACCGGGCACCACAAATTCGTTTGTGCTCAAGGTTTGGTCCTGCCAAGAGTATCGGGTCAATCCCAACTCAACGCTCTATCAGTATGCGAACGTGTCGCCCAACTATGACCCGGTCGCTATGGATATCTACCGCCGTACTATGCAGCAAATACCACTCGCTGTAGTTTGTGCGGAAAACGCAAAGTTCTGGGAAACCGTTTTGAGGATCATACGCGGGATAGCCGGCGCCGCCGCGTTCGTTCCTGGCCCCATCGGGGCTATAGGCACGGGCGTGGGCATGGTGACCGATGCTGTGTCGGCTCTCACCCTCTAGCAAGCACAATGAACACCTTCTTTAAACTATACTCTATACCCACAAAACCACAAAAATATACCGGCGCGCATCTGGCGTGACCGGGCCTTCGTCTGTCTACTTCAGCCGTTCAACTCATCGAGAGGAAGTGCCTTCTCATGGTTGTGACGCCCCCCCTATAATATGGTTCGCCAGGGCGGGGGGGGGAATAGGCTATTAACCTCAGTGTTATCTGCTCAGGGGAGCTATGCCCCGC